AATTTCTACAATATTTTCCATTATTAAAATCAAGAGATAAGTTACATCAACAAGAACAGGTATGGAAAAAAATATGTACAGAGTTAGGATGGGAATTTATAAGAAGTATTTAAGTTATAAAAATGATTTGTTATGAATTATAAAATGTATTAGATAGATTTTATAAAAAAATTATTTTTAAGAATTTTAATTCTTAATTAAAATTTATATTTGGTTATGGTTTAGGCTAATCCGGCTCCTCCTGGGAAACCTACAAGACCGGCACCTACGCCAAATCCTGATCCGAGACGAGCATTTGCAGCAATCGAGGGAGCAAATAGGTCAAGTAGAGAGAATGTAGCAGCAGCTACAAGACCAATACATACAACATCTACAACTTTCATTACTTTTCCAGGCATTACGTAGGCAGCCACAGCAACAACAAGACCTTCTACAAAATATTTGAGCATACGAGTTACAACTTCTCTTACATCTAATCCGTTCATTCTTTTTTATATTATATATAGATAAAAAAATTTAAGAAAAAAAATTTAATAAATTAAATTAAATAATAAATTTAATAATAAATTTAATAAATTAAATTAAATAATAAATTTAATAATAAATTTAATAATAAATTAAATTAAATAATAAATTTAATAATAAATTACTTAAAACTATTAATAATATTAAATTATAAAATGAGTCAAAATAATGTTGTATCAGTAGGTCAAATGGATTATCTGGAAGAAGATGATTCCATTAGAGGTCAAAGTTATGCATGCGTTTCTTTTATTTCTCCTGAAAAAATATTAGATGATAAAAATGTATTTAAATTTACTAAATTTACGCAGAATTTTTGTAACGAAGTAAATGAATTATTCCAAAATATGAAAAATAAATATCCTGATGAAGAAGACGGTTTAAATGCTATTTCTGATAAATACAGATTTTTATTTAACCAAAAACATATGCAAGATGAATATAAATATTTTATGGATGAAAAAGAAGAAAAACTCAATAAAGAATTTAGCTCTCTGGTTGATTTCCAAACAAATGTTAGAGGATTCAAACTAAGGGGGTGTTATGATACTCTGAGAGAAGCACAAATAAGAAGTGAAGTTCTTAAGAGAAAAGATAAACAACATAATATTTATATTACACAAGTTGGTTGTTGGTGTCCGTGGGATCCGAATCCTAATGATATTCAAGATCAACACTATGCAGAGGACCAACTTAATACACTAATGAAAAAATATCGAGAGAATCAAGAACAAAAAAATCAAGTGTTTGAAGATAGAAAAAATGATATGTTAGAATTACAGAGAGTAAAAGTTTCTAAATCGAAAAATTTAGCTTCTAATGTAGAAAGAAGTGATGATATCGATGAGTCTGAAAATGTTCTATTAAATACAGAAGTTGGAGAAGTTGGAGAAGTTGGAGAAGTTGGAGAAGTTGGAGAAGTTGGAGAAGTTGGAGAAGTTTGCAATGTTAATACACAATGCTGTCCGGTTGATGTTAACGAAGTTAGTAATAAAATGACAAATACTGGTATAGATAATGATAATAGTGTAGTCGAAAATTATGATGCTGAAAGTGTGGATGTTACTAAAATGTTGGATGCAGAAGACCCTTGGTTAGCAAGAAAAAATAAAGAAAATATGGAAGAATTAAATTAAAAAAAATATTAATTAATTATAATAATGAAACTGCTAATATTAATAATATTATTTGTGGGAATTATTTTAATAATGAATGGGATTTATGAAGAAAAAATAAGTAAACTAAAAAAAGATGTAAGAGTCGAATATAGATTTATTCCAAGAAGTTATTATGACGAGCAAATTTTTTCAAATCAATTTACTAGTAAATTTAGTAATTTGTTTGATGAAGAGCAGAATTAATAGTATTTATATTATAATTAATAAAAATATTGAATAAAAAATATTTTTGTTTTAATAATTTAAATAATGAACTTATTAAATTTGATAACAATATTTTTCAAAGAAGAAAAAAATAAAGGATTATTAACATCGGCGATATCATTTTCTATTGCGAATGTATTAAATGTCTTTTTAAATACAAATCTTCAGATGGATATTCAAAAAAGCACGTTTTTGTCGCTATATTTGTTTGGAAATATTATAGCTTATAGTTTAGATATAGTATTTGCTAAAGAAAATTTGTATGTGAATAATAAATATGGTAAAGTCCCATTAAACCATTATAAAACACGACTAAATTTTTTAGGAAAATCTTTTTTTAGTAAATATTTTGCTAGATATATTATATTAGGTATAATAGATTCTATAATTGGATTAATATTATTAAAATTTATAATCAATTTAATGAATCGATACGAATTATTATTAGATTGGAAATATAGAGATGTTTTAATCGCAGCATTTGTAATTTCATTTACATACCAGTTATTTTTAAACCATCTAAGATTTGATTGGGCATATGAATATAAAGAAAATTTTATATTAAATATTCTAATTTATATATGGTTTACATTAATAATTTTAATAGTTGTGAGAACTAATAATTCATTTAATACTCAAAAAATAGATTCTAAAGCAACACAGTATATAAATGATAGAAAAATTAATTTCTAATCAAATTTTCTAACATTAATTCTAGTTGAATTTTTTTTAGTTTTAAATTGGTCTATACTAAATTCTTCGTCACTTTCATCATCATCATCCAAACAATTATTAACCCAGAATTGACTACTTCCTAAACGGTAATCTTCGTGTTCGCTGCCTTTATACCAATATACGCAATCTTCTAATTTATTACTACTAGAAGTATTATCTATAACTAAGCATTCATAATTTTCTGTACATTGATCCATAACTTGTTGCAAAACTTCAAATGTCGGAAACATTCCAGCATAATTTTCATATATTCTTTTTCTATTACCTACAATATTCTCACGAAGAATAAAAACATAATCAATATTTGTTCTTAAATTTGGTGGAATTCCTAGAGGATATTGCATAGTAATAATAAAAAATAATTTAATATGTCTCCCATTCATAAAAATGGATCGTATATTTTTATCCTTTGCCCAACTATTATCATATAAGCAATCATCTAATATTATAAATGCTTTTGGATCAATTCTGGATGTTCCGAAATTATTTTCTTCCTTATTTTTTTTTTTCATAATTAATTTTTGTCTTGTTACTACATTTTGTATTAATTCTGGTGTTACTTCTTCATGAATAAAAGCATTAGGTACAAAGTTTGAATAAAATCTATTTGCAGATTCTGTTCCAGAAATAATTGTCCCTACTGGAACATCTGTATGATAATATAATAAATCTTTTACTAGAAATGATTTACCAGTTCCCCTTTTTCCTATTAATACAACTACATTATCACTATTAATTTTGGTGATGTCAAATTTTTTTAATTCCAACTTCATAATTAAAATAAAATTATATTTTATTTTTTATTTAAAAACGAAATTGTAATACAATTATACTATATTATATTCATACCAAACAAATATAAATAATGCAGAATATAATAATACAATTCCGGGAAACTCTTTTAATAAAAATAAATTAAATATAAATAAAAGAAACATTACATAATATATAATTTTTTTATAATATTTATTTTCAGGCTTTAAGTTGCTATAAAATATTATAAAAAATATTAAAATTATTACAATAAATAACTTTATTTCTTTTTTTAAACTTTTAATTGGTTTCATTTTAATATTATTTAATATTTAAAAATAAATTGATAAATTAAAAATTATCAATAATGAAATTAAAATGGGGGATCTCCAACATCAATTTCATTATAAACTTCATCGATATTATCTTCTGTGAAATACAGAATTATAAATATAAATACGGATACCAAAAAAAATAAATATACGCTATTATTTTTATTTTTATTAGAATTATTATTTATCTCTTTTTCTGTATATTCTAAAGCATTCTCGCTTATTTTATTATAATTATAAAATACAATCGAGATTAAAAAACTACTGACAATAGATACTAATAATTTATTTTTATATAAAATCTCCATTTATTATTATAATGGAGAGATTTTTATATTTTTTTAAACTAATTTTAATATTAATATAAATAAATAATAATGAACTTTATATT